TTTACATACCTCATATACATCTAATCCAGCACTTCTAGTCTCTGGTTCATCATAAACTAATGCTCTTAATTTACTAGGAGAAATAAGAGTATCTACAGATCCTAAGAATTCACATTCAAACTCAACCTTAAACTGAGCTTCTGAAGTGTTGGCAATAGTAGATTTCTTCCACTTCTCATCTCTACCAGGTACTTGAGACCAATGTACTTCATTAGTAGTATAACCATTCTTACCCCTTTTAGCATCTTCCCACGTCTTATAGAAGTGGTTCATACCATTAGGAGTAGATATGATTATTACTTTCGTTGACTTACCAGAAGTAATAGTAGGATAAACCGATGCAAAGAATTGTTCTGCAACATGGTTTGGAACGAAAGCGAATTCATCGAGGAAGAGGATATTGAATGACATGCCTCGGACAGCACTTGCAGACGTAGAAGCAGCCAAAATCTTTGATCCGTTTTCGAGTTCAACGTTTCCTTTGTTCCAAACCAGTATCCCATGTTGCATCCATTTAGGTAAATTTTCGTATGCTAGCTGTAGTCTTCCAAGTAGTTCCCTTGCAGTGCTAGCCTTGTTAGCGAGTATGCCGATATTGACACTATCATTAAAGATAGCGTAATGTAAAAGGTAAGCCACGACAGTCGTACTCTTACCTGTTTGCCTAGGGAGTTTTGCAATGTTAAACCTATTGTTGTGAAAGTCCATTAAGATTTCCTTTTGGAAATCATACATGTCAAATGGAACCAGACCCTCATCCAAGTTGATGATCTGCATATAGTTCATAGCAAAATATAGTGGATCTTTCTTACACTTGATCCACTCTGCTACCTGCTCTTTAGTAAATTGTAACTCAGTACCAGCCTTTTTCAGGTTGGGATTACCTAAGTATACATCAGTTGTTGCTGGCATTATCCTTCATTCAAAGTCCCAAATGATCTACGTATCTCTCGTAGTTTCTCTAGGTTCATATCTTTAGTTCCACCATCATAAGCATGAGCATACCCTTCGGTAATCATCTGCTCATTCAGTGAGACAGTATCTTCATTTATATATAACCATCCCAATAAACGACCATACTTTCCAGTTCCACCCACAAGTTCAGTTCTAACAGTGAGTTCATCTCCATCACCTGCAATAGTATCTTCTAATTTTTTCTTTAACCAGTTAGTAGCATCTATTCCCAATGCTTTCTCTTCAAGGTTTCTTGTTCTCTTCTCTGGCGTATCAACTCCTGCAACTCTAACTCTTTCTTTCTTGAATAAGTCAAACCCAAGATCAATGGTGACATCAATAGTATCGCCGTCAAGAACACGGTTTATCTCCGTTACTCTAAAATTGTAGCAGGACTTTCTGCTTGGTGGAACCATTGCTCCCATTCTTAAACTCCAAGTATAGTTCCTTTATTTAGGATAAAATACTTTGTCTAATTTCACTTGCATGATTGTTATGTTCACACAATTTATTCATCCATATTCTTTCATCAAGGGAAACTTCCCCATCAGTTGAAATCATCCTACAACAAATATCTATTATCTTATTTCTATGATTTGTACTTAATCTCATCGCAAACAATCAACGGCTGCTGGTAGTATAGCATACTCCATCAACTGTATACGTCTTGTTAAAGTTTTTAACGTATCATCTGGTTCAATAGGAACTCTTCTCTGTAATATTATTGGCCCATCATCTAAATTTTCATTCACAAAATGAACTGTACATCCTGTTTCTGTTTCTCCTGCCTCCATAGCACGTTCAATAACATTCAATCCTTTATACTTTGGAAGCAATGAAGGATGTAAATTAATTACCTTATCTGGAAAAGCATCTAGTAATTTATTTGTAACTATCCTCATCCATCCTGCCAATATAACCAAATCTACATCCCATGCTTGGAGTAAACTAACAATCTCAAACTCATTCTCAGATTTAATATAGCAATGTGGGATGCCAAACTTTGCAGCTCTCTTCCTTGCACCACAATCTTTTTTGTTGTGAATCATAATCACAACCTCATCTCTATAACAGGTACGAACTATGTTCTCAAAGTTAGTTCCGTTCCCAGAACACAGGATTCCTAGTCTCATATTCCGAAATAAATTATAGGTAATATTGTATCCTATTTAACTATTTTAGTCATCCTGCACGTCTTGATCTTCTGATATAAAATATTCGTATTTCTTAAACTTAATTCCGTGTTGTTGTAAAAGGAAAATCTTTGTCTCAGTCATTTCCTCACTATAAAAAATGATAGGTTGCTTTGTACAGTCACCACTCATTCTTCTGCCTCCTCCTTTACGACAGACTTATAGTATTTCAGTCTTGATTCTAATATCAAAACTGTTTGTTGAAGCTGTTCGTTCTCAGCTTCTAGTTGCTCAATTTCATCCTGGTAGAGGTGAATCATACGTTCTTTTTTAAAGTTTTCGTCTCTAAGATACTCCCATCCATTATTATATGTCATTAATTAATATAAGAAAAGGAGAATATTAAGTATTTAATCATTTAATATCCTCTTTATCTTTACAACTGATACTTATTCAATCTCTTCTATACATGCATCACTGAAACTCTCTGCCAAATCTCCACCGATCTCTGCACCTTCATTCATGCCGATCATCGAAGCAGCACCTGCCAAAACCCAACCAACAAAAGGTATAGAGGAGAGACCAGAGCCAACAGAAGCACCAACGCTTCCACCGACCATTCTTCCTGTTCCTTCACCACTACCTCGTGCTTTGATGCACTCAATTGTTTTGGCACTAGGCTTCTTTTCGCCTTCACCTGTAAGTCCTGATGGATCTATCCATGCGGACCTAGTAGATACAGGACCGTCATGATGCTCTGCACCATCCATCGTATACTCTTTGTAAATTTCAGTAGGTTGACCTTTACTAAACAATCCACCCTTACCAGGTACAGTTTTAGTACTAATCATAACTTTAGGATCATTAGACCTATAGTTTATCCTATAACCATCAGTTCCTGCTTCAACATTATAAGAACTATATTCACTCACAGGAATGTTGAGTTGAGGGAACTTACTCAATGGTTTTCTGTTGGCAATAATACCAATCATACCTAAATGAGAAAGACCAAGTAGACCACCCAATCCAAGGGCAGCCCACTTAGTCCATTTTATATCTTTAATTTCCATTTGCAGACATAACAACTATTGTATATGTATATAGCAAATTAATTACTTATACGTTCAACTGCATCCCTTGACTTCTGTAATATGTCACCTCTTAAAGGAACATACCCTAACACAGATGCCTTCTCTTGATAATTATCAGAGAGTAATGTAGATAGAGTTGTCTTTATGGCTTCAGTCTTGTTACCATTACCAGTCTCATAAGCAAGAACCCATGTAAGCGTAGCAATGGGGTAAGCACCTTCTGCTGCAGGGTTAGGGTCTGTCCCTGCGAGGTTCTCATCGAGTGCAATACCATTGAGTGCCAGAGCACCCGACTCAACTGTTGGTGCAACAAAGTCACCATTCTTATTCTGTAATTGAGCAGCTCTAATTTCACCTTTAACATAAGATTGATTTACATATCCAATAGAACCTAATGTAGTTCTGATACTACCAGCAACACCAGCATTGCCTTTGTTTCCTATACCAACAGGCCAAGCAACTGACTTACCTGTTCCTAGTTTCCACTTCTTACTGAATGCTTTCATAGAGTTTGTGAAGGCAGCAGTAGTTCCTGAACCATCTGAACGATACACCCAAGTCATAGGTTGCTCATCACATCCTACTTGTGACCAGTTGTTTATCTCACCAATAGCAACTTGTACTGCTTGCTCTTGTGTAAGTTTTAAATCACAACTAGGCATATTATAACCGAAAGCAATCGTGCCTCCTGTCATAGGTATCTGAACCATACCTCTTTTTGCTTTTGCTATATCACCTTGCTTCATAGGATCATCGGATGCTCCGAAGTCCACTGTTTCATCAAGGAATGCTTTTCTACCTGAACCACTACCAACTGCTTGGTAGTTTACTCTGTTGCCTCCTGACTTTGCGTAATCAGAGAACCATCTACTGTATATTTTAGATGGAAAAGAAGCACCTGCTCCCGAAAGTCTAGTCCGTGCCTCGGCACAACCAGGTACTGTTAGGGCAGCAAGTGCTGCTAATGCAATAAGCCTTTTCATTAGGATCCGCTTAATGGGCTTATTATATATTGTATCTTAAACTACAGTTAACTATGTTAGGTAATCCTTACGTGTATGATGTTCGGGTACTACTTTTCCCAGTTCCACGGACAAGAGTCCGTCGGCAAAAACGACCTGTCGAACTTCGCAATCCTCGCTGAGTGTCCAAGAGCGTTTGAATGAACGTTGTGCCAAGCCCCTGTGTTGATATTGTGCATCTGTTTCCTTATCTTCTTTGATGCCTTCAACATGTAATTTTCCAAACTCTGTGAAGACTTTGACCTCTTCCTTCTTGAAGCCTGCCAATGCGACTTCCAATCTTGACTCATGGTTATTCAAATACACCAAATTGTATGGTGGATAATTAGTTTGGGATTCCGTCTCCCAGAACCTATTTAGATAATCATCTATTCCAATGCCGTTACGAGTAATCTTCTCCATGAGTTCAGGAAGATTAGCAGCATGGTATCTTGCTAGTGTGTTCATAGTTCTCCTTTAAAAGCGAGTGTAAATGGTGTCCCTTACGGCGACACTACTATTTAAGCATACATTATAAAAACCTTAAATGGTATACGCCGTACATTTTTCATACGGTTATAATCACCTATATAGTTCCAGG